GGGATCCCGCGCACGCAGTGCAGACACCATCCATATTCACATGTCTGTGATATGGAATAATCCCAAAGGAGCCACATCAGCCATGCCAGTATCTCGCAAAACGAGGACTACTAAGCCCTTCGGGGCTTGGAAATCCAACGGTCGTTTAGACCGACGTCGAGCGGATACTGGCGTCTGGGAACTCTTTATTCAAAGTGAAGATAAGAGCCCCGGATTTGCTGGGAGTCAGTTAACTGACTCGGAAGGACATCTATGGCCTCCTCCATCAGTGGAGGTTGCCGGAGATGTCGGCGGTCCTTTCTATACTCAAAAGAGTACCGGGCACAAACGTTTTGCTCGGCACTCTCAGAGAAGAATCGCGCCGTACGGTGGAACATATGATGTAATCAGGTGGATTTATTCACATGATTACTCTTGTCCCATCGAAACGACGGGGTCGGGATCTACGTTGAAGCCAGTTTGGCCTACAGCGCAAAACTCGTCACAGACGAGTTTAAATGCCCTGGGTGCCACGGCTGCATCAAGATGCCGACCGACTGCCGCAGAAGAGGACCTCTCAACAGCCGTAGGTGAGACCTACAGGGATGGGTTACCCCACCTTGTAGGATCAAACACATGGCGTTCAAGAACAATCGCCGCCAGAAATGCCGGCGATGAATTCTTGAATGTTGAGTTCGGATGGCTTCCGTTAATATCGGATGTCAAACGATTCGGTGAGTCGGTCTTGAATCAATCTCGTATTATTCAACAGTACGAGAGAGATAGAGGCCGCCTTGTCCGAAGGTCGTACTTCTTCCCTGATGATGTGTCCCAAACCGAGACCATTCTGTCCACAACGAAGAACCCTGACGGGTCTTCCGGACTGGACACTGGTTTGACGGGTGGGACATCCACGAATGGAGGTACGTGGTCAAAAACCACGACCATCACTAAAAAGCGATGGTTTAAAGGAGCGTTTGTTTACGGCGTACCCCTACGCAAAGACAACGTAGGGTCTGTCGCAAGCTCGGCGGAGATCGCAGATAAATTGTTTAATCTGTCTCTCTCGCCTGACGTCCTTTATAACCTCACTCCGTGGAGCTGGGCCCTCGATTGGGTCACTAACACCGGCGACGTACTTGCGTACCTCGGCGATGTTATGGCCCAGGGTCTGGTGATGCAGTACGGTTACTTCATGGAAAATACTATCCATGAGGTTAGGTACTCGTTGAGGGGCGTGGTCTTTCACGACCAGCCTATCAACGTCCCGGACGCGGTTTTGGTCACTGAGACCAAATCTCGTTCGAGAGCTAACCCCTTCGGGTTTGGCGTTACCTGGAATGGCTTGTCTGCCATTCAGGGCGCCATACTCGCTGCGCTCGGCATAAGCCGAACGTAGTTAACACTCCCTAGAATGTTTCTAGGGAGTGCAGGGTTGTGTTTGCCACTGCCCATACACCCCAATTCCGGTTTATAACCGGAGAACGGAGCAATGCCAATGGCGTTTGCAGACCCACAGTCTATCACTATCTCGGGTGTGACGACTCCTCTCCCTCGTGTTTCAACGGGGGCGAATGAGTCGAAATACGCGAGTAGCGATGGACTGATCGATCTCTCCGCGTCGTCCACTTACGGGCGACGGACACGGAGAGTCCTCAGGGTCGACCATTCGAAGATCACCGCGGATCCGTTTATCCCCGCCCAGAACCGTCAAGTTTCCATGTCTTGTTACATGGTATTTGACGTTCCTACGGTAGGGTATACGAATGCCGAGGAGCTAGCTGTGTATACGGGTTTCAAAACCGCATACACCGCTACTTCGGATCTTCTCATCACCAAATTGCTTGGTGGAGAGAGTTAACCTTGTCCCGAGTGATAGAGGATTTAATTATCTCCTTTATCGCGATCTTGACCAGGATAATCCTGGCTAGATCTGCTCGGGCTAGGCTAGGTCGAGAACGGAAGCAAAGGAGTTGAAAAGCCGGTTAAAAGAAAGGGGAGATTTCCCCTGCCCCTTAATCCGGCAGTTCCTTTGACAACGCTCGATTCTAGCTAGATGGGTGATGTTGGTATCCGTGATTGGATACTTAACCTATCCCATCTAGTGGCAGGGACCGGCTTACTGGGCTCCTTCGGGAGCTCGGTAAGTCGGTACCACCGATGAGTTGGAGTCTAGTTTCTAGATTCCCACAATTCGGTTGCCCTGCAATAGATACACGAGCGGTAATTCCGATTAATAACCGGAATTCTTCCACCTGAGTGCAGGCCTCATAGGCTAAGGATAGCT